ACCAGCAGTATTTACATTAGATACTGCAATTTGTGTATCTTTTGTATGGGCATATTTAATCCAAAACGAAATAGTAAACTTATCTGCATTTGTTGGTGTACTTGAAAAATTTCTAGTTAAATATCCGTATGCCATATTATTATCTCCTAATGACTAAAACACCCTGAGTTATTCATACCCACTGATATAGTTATACTAAATGCTCTGTCTGCTGTTTGCGATTCTGCATCTGTTGCTCGTAGGGTAAAGTTATATGTGGTCTCGCTCGATGGACTAGGAGCTGTGCCAGTAATAGCTCCTGTAGACGAGTTGAGGGTTAAATTCATTGTACTCGCTGGTGTATTTGAGTTGCTTGTAAGCACGCTTGTGGTTTCACTAAACGCTACTGTTGAGTCTGACGTAGCATCTACATCTAAAGATACTGACGCTCCAGCTGCTACTTCGCCTAAACTTCCAGCTGCTGTAGACCATGTAGGTGCATCAGATACTGTGAGTATTGCTGAACCAGATCTGACCGCTAAACCATCAGGGTTTTCAACACGTATAAAATATGTGCCATCTGTAGGTAGTGTCACATTAACTGTAAGTTGTGTTGCTGAGTCTCTAACAATACTATTTGGTAGAGTGATAACACCTGTTGAAGCAATAAATTCTACGTTAGGTGTAACTACATAATTCGTTCCTGTTATAACTATATTAGTTGCTGTATTAGGTATGGTATCTGGAGAAATTGAGCTGATCGTAGGTTTAGTTTCACCTGTACTTGTATTAGTTATGGTAATAGTCTCATCGCCGCCATCGTTTGTTTCTGTTAGTGATATGTTAGTACCAGCTGTTAGCTTATTAATTAATAAATCTGGTGTCGTATCGTTTGCTGATATTGCTACGTTAGTATCTGTATTTGCTACTACTGACCAAGCACTACCAGTCCAATACTTTAATTGATTAGATGAGGTATTATAATTTAAGTCACCAGCATCATTATCACTACCAGGATCTCCTGCTGTTACCCTGTACCTTGCTGCAAAATCATTGATACCTGATACATTGCTTGCTACTGTTGTCACATTTGCAGCTATACCAGCAACTGTAGTTACGTTAGAAGAAACGCCGGCGACGGTCGTTACATTAGACGCGACGCCGGCAACAGTTGTCACGTTTGAGGAAATACCTGCTACGGTTGTGACATTGCTGGATATACCCGCAACAGTTGTAATATTCGATGCAATACCTGCTAAGGTGTCCATGTTAGTTACATTATCAGAAGTTCCTAATGTATTCATATCTGAGACTATATCAGTAGTTCCTAATATTGCTAGATCGGCAACTGCGTCTGCAGTACCTAGTCTTCCGATCTCTGTAGCTTTACCTGCAACAGCTCCAATGTCCGTTGCGTCGGCAGCGACAGCATTAATGTTAGTTGCATTACCTGCAACTGATGTAACGTTAGACGAGATTCCAGCGACAGTTGTAATGTCTGATGTAATACCTGCTAGTGTATCAAGATTCGCGGTTGTTGGTCCCATTTCAATACCATCACCGTCTGAATTTACTTTTAAAACTTTGTCTGCTACGAGCTCCGCGCATGTAATATTCGTCGTAGCAGAGGTCTCTTGGACCTTAATAGAACGATCTGCGACCTCAGATATTTGAGCTGCAATCATTGTTAATTTGTCGAGAGCTGCTTCATGAGTCTCAGCTCCGAAGGCGTCGCCTTCTACGTAATCTGTTTCCTGAGTGAGTGGTACGTTACGCATGATTACGATCTTATGTGTATCAGGTAACGCGGTATTTACCGTAACAGTAGCATAGTTTGTAGAAGCATTAATAGCTACAGAATAGTCATATGTCCCTGAACCATCCTTTGTTTGTAATGTTTGAACACCAGTGGCTATAACGACAGTATAGACCTTAATCTCTGTCGCTGCAGCGACAGGAGCATTAAACGGGAACTCGGTCGTTGAACCGTTCCCCGTACTTACCGATCTTGATAATGCGGCACCTACTGTCATTCTTACATACTCCTAGGAACAAAGTATCTTTGTTCACTGTCCCTCATTATACGACGTTCCTCCCTTTGAAGATACCCTGGATTTGATAGCTCAAACAACCAGTTGTATAATAAGTAATCTTGTATCATTCTACCATAAAATAGGTTTTGATAAGGGGCATTGTTTTTAAGTAATCTTGCTAATTCTGCTGGTTTTTTATTTAGGTCAGCATAAAGTACTTCAAGAATGTCCTCTGCAAGAGAGGCTGTTGGCCCGCCAAGTTGATCCGCTAGTGACCTACCATACATGTTACCCAGCACCATATCTCCGTAAATACCTAGAGCGCCACCTTGCATTATTGAATCCATAACAAACCGTGCATTAAAAGCTCTAGGTGTTCGTCCTTTAAATGCTTCTTTTGTCTGTATGGCTACCATACCAAGAATCGAAGACCCAAGTATTAGTGTAAACATACCCATATAATTATTTTCACCTGTATAACTTTTAGCATAAAGTTTATTAAGCATAGCTTTACGTACTACGGTTACTGGAAATGTTTTAAATAACATTGCATGCCGCATAAACTCACCCATACCTGAACCAGCCTTCGTACCTTGTTTCATTAATGCTTGTTCCCAAGCACCAGGAATCATAATACCGTTTCTAGATGTGTCGTTAACCATGGTTGTAAACCTACGTTTAATAGTATCTAAATAATCAGACGGGTTTCTAATAAATCTAAGTGATTCACCTTTTATAACGGTATCTATGTTTTTAAAGTCACTAGCATCTTTTATAGCAGCATTAATATCATCTTTTAAAGTACCTTTAAATTCCATGTCCATTACAGAGAAAATTTCATCTCTTCCTTCAAATTTTTTAACAGCATGCTTTCTAAGTATATCCCATTCTTTAGCTCCGATCCTGTAGTCTTGTAGTGTTTTTCGTACGTCAGGCATTAACTTATCAAAAGATTTGTTTTTATGACTAGCAATGTGGTTCATGAAAGTAAACCCCATACCTATAGCATGACTATCATTCCACCAAGACATTAAGTTAAGATTAAAAAATTGATTTTGTAGTCGAGTCAGTACCCCTGGGTAGTTATTTGTACCTATACCAACTTTAGCAAATAAAGATCCTTTAAACATTTGTATACCAAGACCAAGAGAGTTAGCATACTTTCTTCTAATTTTACTTTGGCCACCAAGACCATCAAAGATATTACCTATAGTTCTAAAAAGTGCCTCTGTCCCACCCATACCTGAATTAGTTAATGCTCCTACTTGAAAGGCTATGTCACCAAAAGCTGAAATAGTAGCTTGGCCTAGTTTAGCCATAACTTGACCAACCCTTACAGCCCTTGAATAAAAAGCAACATGGTTAGCAAACTCACCAGCCTCAAGTATATTTGCACTACCATCTAATTCAGCCATCCAATGCCTAAACCTTCTAGGTAGACCTGACTCTATCTCTACTTCACTCGCCCTTAAACGTTTAGTACTAAATCCTATTTCTTTTTCTAGACTTTTTATCTTTTTAGTATTCTTAGCACTACGTACTTTTTTTAATTCTCTTATTTCAGCTTGTGCTTTCTTTATTCTATCTTTAACTATGCTAACGGTTTTATTGAGCATACTTCGAATAGCTATATTTGGGTTTGTACCAAGTTCTCTTAGCAGTACATTATTATTTACTTGACCAGTTATTTGATTATAGACTGATTCAACTAGTGACCTTTTAATATATTTATCTTTATACATTTTTGCTGCTTCACCTGACTTAAATTTAATTTGAGCCGGTGTAGATTCTTTTGCAGCAACATTACGTTTTCCAGTATAAGCTTTTCTAACAATATTTTGAATTCTTTGAACAAAGGGGTTCATACCAGTATTTGCAAAATTATAAGATTCACCGTTATAGATCATATTTCTACCTGACACAATAGTGTCCCAAAGATTATCTAAGTATATGTCCATTGATTCAGCACTATCGTGCCTTAGTACTGCTCCTTCATGGTCTACTAAAACAGTATTTTCAGTGTCCATATTGTCTCTCATAAAAGCTTTCCACTCATCCTTATCTGCTTTATAAAGAGTTGTTGTATCGTGGCCCATGAGACCAAATATTTCTTCAAAAGCATCTTCGGATCTTGACTTATGGACTGCATATTTTCTAGAAGTATTAGCCCTAGCTTCCCAATTTTTAATAAGAATTCTTGCTATTTTTTCTGCTGCTTTTTCTTTTGCACCTGTTGCTTTAAACTCAGGGTCTTTTAAAACTTTATAACCCACTGTATAAATAGTTTGTTCCATTTTAGTATCTCTAAAAATATCAAGTACATTAGCCTCTTTTAAGTCATTTTCAAGTGCACCTAATTCCGCTTCTCTTTCTGTGTGCTGCATTGTATCAATAGAGTTTCTTGAACCTGTTTGTGGTCCTAAACCGCCTTCCCTATCAAATGTTTTTATTTTTCCAACCAGTAAAGCTTCAAGAGCACCTAGTGGGTCATCAGCTTTACTAATAAGCTCTAGTTGAGTTTCTTGTGTAATGTGATCGTGTAAGATAGCTTTCTTTTGTAAATCCTGAGCTACTCTAACTTCAGCAAGAACTTCTTGGGTTAACTCACTGTCTGACCTGTCAAACATTTTCTTCTTACTTTGTTTAGCTACAAATATATCAACTAACTCATCTATTAGTTGAGTAACACCTTCACCAGATAAAGTTTGACCGTCTTGTTGTAACCCTTTTACATTAATAAGGTGTTTGCGTAAAGCTTCTCTTAATTTTCCTAAATCACAACTCATTTTAGCGTCTCCTTACAATTTATTATTCTTTTATATATTGAACGTACATTATCATTGTCTAAAGTTCCTTTAAAAGTTGCATCAATTTCATCTAATTGTAATTTCACAGACTTATAACCTTCTGGATCCATTCCTTTAGCTATTGCTTCTAGGTCTTCTACTTCTTTAGCTACGGCATTTGGGTCATCACCAAGGTTTTTGTATTCTTCAGAAGCAGCATCATTGTTCATTTGTTTTTTAGTTGGTGGGTTACCAGCCATTGAAGAATCATTCAAGTCTCTAAGTGCTTCTAAAATTTTCTGTGCTTTTTCAACTCTTGGATCTCCGAGCCATTGAGCTCTACCAGCCAAACCCTCAGTTGCCATATACCTGCCGTTTGGGTCAAATAAAGCTAATACCTCATCAATTTGTTGTTGTGATTTTTGATTTTCTGTTAGTACTCTAATTAGTTCTTTTTCAGAGTCCGCAATCTTTTTAGCTTTAGTTTTTTCTTTTTGAACAGCTACTTGATATTCTTGTAGCTGACTAGATTTTAATTTAGCAGGGTCTCCAAAAATTTTTTCTAAACTTTGTGCTCTACCATTCACTTCTATTCCAGGTTGGTTGTCTCTAACAGTAACCTCATGCCTTTCAATTCTATCAATTAATTTTAGTGCCTGCTGAGCAGCTGGAGTGTTAAGATCTGCTTTTATATCGGAAAGTGCTTGTTCAGTTCTTGCAAACTCATCAGCAAGTATTGTTTTTTGTTTTTCAGTTAAATCAGATCTTTCAGCTTTGTTTTTTAATCTTCTATATCTCTCTAATAGTTTATGTTGTTTAGACCTAACTGCTAAAATTTCGTCTAGATCTGCAAAGGTTAAGTTATTTTTTTCTACTTTAATTATTTCATCTGCTTTAGACACATCAACATCTCTACCATTTTCTACATCGTCACCTGCTTTCCATATTTTGAATTGAAGTTCTCTTGAAGTTAAACCTCCTTCAAAGGGGTTTTCACTCCAATTCCTACCTTTTTCATATTCTATAAACTTTAGTGAAATTGAGTCTCTAGGACCTCTATACGGTTGAGGTATAATTTCACCTGCTTCATTTCTTCGTACTGTTATATTATAAGGAACATCAACACCTTGTGCTGTTCTTTCTATTCTAGTAGTAGGTCTAAATAATGACCTAGCATCCATACCTGTCATATGACCAAAAGTACCAAGAACACCTGAAAAAGTTGTACCAAAAGCTATGTTTATTACTGAGTTAAGTGCTGTATAGTCTAGTTGTTCTTGACGAGCTGCTGTAGCAATAGGAACCTCTAAAATAGCAGAAGCCATAAAACCTGTTCCTGCACTAAGCTTAATGTTTGCACCAAGACGACTAGAGTTTTGTAGTCTAGAAACTAACCAAGCAGGTCTAGTAAACGCAGCCATAAACATAAAAGGAAGGTTTAATGGGTCTAAAATAGCTGCTCCCATTTCAATACCTAAACCTTTCCACCACTGAGCGCCTTCAGCTTCAGATAACATCCTATTATTTCTCATACTAGTTCTTTTACGATCTATCAACCTATTTAAACGAACGTTTGAAATAGGACCGTCAAGTTCTAAATGCTTAGATAACCCCATATCACTAATAATTTTTTTGGCGTCACTTTCCTCTAGTATTTCAAATTTTTTTAAACCATCAGTAGGGTTTAGTGAAACTAAATGATCAACTTCCTCAGCACTTAATGAGCCACCTCTTATAGCTTTTTGTTCAAAGCTTTTTATTAAACTTGTATCATACAACCGTTTAAGAGACATAGAACCTGTATAATTCCAACCTCTTTCCCAAGCAGCATCACTTACTGTAGTAGAACCTATATCTAACCGGTTCCATAAAGAACCATGACCTCCTGTATCTGAATGTCGTTGTTGTATTCTAAAAAAGTTCATTTTGGAAACTTACCTTCTCTAGTGTTATTATACCAATTTCCAGCTTCAACTAATATATTGTCGCTGCTCAGTATTCGATCGTAGGTAAACATTACCTCACCACCATTTTTTCCTACAATATTTTTATGTATAAATAGTTCATTCATCTGGACCGCAAAACCATCTCGACCGTCTCTTGTGTTAACAAGCCTCATATGGTCTGTTAGTTTGCCTATTGTATATTCTCGTAAATCTCTATCAGTAGCTGCATTTATTTCTGCTTCTAGTTTATCACTAATTTCTCCGCTTTCTGGCATCATTTCTTTTTCGTTCATCGCATATAATTGCTGTCTAAAGTGATCGGTCATTAGATTACCTTCGTCATATATTTCTTTAGCGATAAATTGACGGAAATAAGTATGCCCAAATTCGTTCATAAATTCTTCAACTTTATCATCTGAGCCTTGTCCAAACTTCTCGACTAAAAAACTTCTATCAACCATAGCGAGTATCTCCATAGGGCCTGTTTTTACTATTTTACCATTTGTAAAAAACTCACGTTCTATTATATCTGCTGCAGCAGAAGCAGAGTGACCATCTTGCATATAACGATAAATCAATTGTTTCATTTTTGTGTTAAAAGCATCTGTAGGAGGATTTTCTTCAGGAAAAAATATTCTAGAATATGTAAGAGTTAAAGCTTGAGCTTCCTCACCTATGTTATGTCCTGGAATGAGGCCTCCAGTAGCCTCAAAATCGCTAATGTCTTTATCTTTAGCAGTAGCATTAAACCAAATACTTCGATGTGCTTCAGTTGAGGCTCCAAAACCAATTTGATCAATTGGGGTTGGCCCACCTTCTTCACCTGATAAAGCATACAGTAAATCACCATACAAATCATCTCCAAGATCGTTTTTCATTTGTGATAAATAGGCAACTTTTCCAGCAGCATCCATTTGACTATAATTTTTTGCTTGTTCTTGTATAAAAGCCTTACCAAAACCGTGGTCTAAATTTATCCCAGCACTTTCAGCTATAATTTTAAGGTTTTCATGGTACGGTTGAGTCCCAGGCTTATGACCATCCAGTAATTCTTTTGCTCCAGGAACCGTGTCTAAAATAAAACCAACCTTATCAGATTTAAATTGGTTATGTCTAGCACTAAAACCGTTCATTGTTTTACTTAATATATCACCTGCAGTAGCCTTATTTCCAAAGTCAAGACCATATTTATCTCTTAATATTTGAGTAGCTTGAAAAGGGTCACCACCGTTCATATATACTTCTTCACTTGCGTTTATCAAATCTCTCTGAAAATTTTGCATATATTCTGTGTCATTAATTTTACCTGTTAAAATTTGAATATTTGTACCTGCAGATTTATTAGATGATCTTTTCATACCGGCTTCTAAAAGCATACTACCAATTTTTGTAAAAGTTTGACCATAATCAGCTGATGTACTTCCAGAAGATTTAATAGCTGCTGGTGAATAACCTGTCCCTGAAGGTAAGCTTACATTTACACTAGACGTATATTTTTTTATGTTAGCCATTATATCATTAACCTCGAAAGATGTTTGCTAATTCTCTTACCTTGTGCTAGATTTTTAACTGGTACTGCTTCCCCACTTTCTAAAGCATTACTTAATTTACCAGAAAATATATATGTACCTTCATCATTACTTTCTACTTTTATTTCTTTACCAAACCAAGGTGTTGTTAAACATAGTTTAGTTAGCAATTCATCACTTGATAGATCGTTTAAATCTATATTAGCTAGTTTTGAGCCATCAATTTGTCCATTATTGTTTAAAATAAAAGCTTCCTCTTCTTTTAAAAAACGGTATATATTATCTATATCAGTCTTAGCCATTGTTCTGTAAGATGTCATAGCAGCACTATATTCATTGAATAACTGCTGATCTGATAATTCATCATGTTTTCCTGATACAATTTCATCTATAAGAAAACCTGGATCTAAATTTATCATACCATCTATATAAGCATTTTTATATGAGGTTAAAGCAGTTTTTCTTAACTCATTAGCTTGAGCTGGTGGTATAAAAGCATTATTATCTCCCATAACCATATCAAATTCTGCGACTTTAGTATCATAAGAAAGAGGGTCTTGCCTAATTGCCTCTATATTATTTTCAACTCCTTTTGTTACTAGATTAATTCTTGCTTCCATTCTAGGCCCGATCTCTACAGCAATAGCTTTATTAATCTGGTCTTTTTTAAATACTTGTGTGTATTGTCCCCAAAGTTCTTGTGCTAGTGTGTTAGGTGGTGTATAGCTCGAGTCAGCTAGTAACTCGTCTATATAATTTTTCTTTAGGTTTGTATAAGTATTAGGGTTTGTACCATCCATATAGCTTAAGTCATTCATGTAAACATCACTATTGACTTGACTTAAAATTGAGCTGCTATGCTCTTCATTTTTTTTGTTAAGCTCAGCTGACTTATTAAACACCCAAGCTTTAGCAGCATCTACTTCTGTTTTCGGGTCTTTATTTATAGTTTGTGTTGTTCCTGGTACTTGTATCATGTTGTAAACCACCCTCTTTCTTTAATTCTATCTCTTCCTGCTTGATCAAAATAACCCATTTCACCAAAAGTCATTTTAGTTTGTAGTAGTTGACCGCCGCCAGCTAGTAATGTAGAACCAACCTTACTATTAGCTTCGTCTATGGCAGCTTGACCTGCCATTCTAGAAGAAACTGCAGATTGTGATGCTCCACTGGCTTTTAAATCTCCGCCGTATAAAATAGCTAATGAATCTAATTCACCTTGAGTTACTGTATCAAGTTGTACATCTAAACTACTACCTGTTCTAGTTACACCAGAAGCACTAAAGCTTGCTTTTTGTCCAGCTAATAACCTTCTAAGATTATCCCTATGTTTTTGCTCTTCAAACTCAGCATTTTGTTTAGCTATAATTGCGTTATTTTCAGCTACCTGAGCATTATATTCATGCATAGCTTGTTGAGACTTAGCAGCCTGTCTTTGACCGTGAATTGTCATTGCTGTACTAGCTACTGTCATAGCTACCATAGCTGTTACGCACATAAGTAAACCTCCATAATTCGTAATAATAGACTATTTATCATCGATCGGACACCACCAATGCATACATTATTGCTAAAACTGTACAAGGCTGAGGTTGGTCATGCTGTACAACTAGGTTAAATTTACGATCTGGAGTATGAGAAATCAATACTCTCTTATCCCCGGTAAATAGTGTTACTGTGTCCATAGACTGAGCGCCTTCTCTAAATGGTACTGCTTCTAAGCCTCCAGTATCTCTAAAATCTAATTCTTCAAGTGGCAATGTTTCAGCTGCAATTTTAAGGTTATAGGTATCTACAACTCTAACCGTAGCTCGTTCAATACGTCTTACCTTACCTTGTGACGCTCCTGTTTCTGTCTGTACTTCAGGGTCTAAGGTTACTAGCTTACCTTGATACGCTAAACCGACACTAATCTCAGTACCAGAACTAGCTAAACTAACAGCACCTGACGAGACAGTTCTATTTGGGTGTACTGCGCCGTCAACTAATACTTGAACTGTTTCACCTTCTAAATGAGTTAAACCTGATACACTATTAGCAGAGGCACCAGTATAAGTTAAACCTGAATCAACAAAGAAAGCGTTGCTAACTGACTTACCTTCGTTTGTATCAAATATTTCTTCTAAAAATTCTACGTAATGTTTTGTAGATCCATTAATTGTTCTTTCAACTATCATATAAAGCTGATCTTCAGTTTCAGTTGCTGTAGGTATAACTGCAATACTTAACACCTTAGCTTCTGCTTGACTTGTTATAGCTAGTCTTGTAGAATCACCTGTTGTAATTGTTAAAGGACTAGCACCTGCTCTTGATGTTTCTTTTATAGTTACTACATTACTAGCAACAGTTGCTGTAAAATCAGAGTCCGCATCTACTAACGTTTTTAAGTTTGTAGCTGTTTGGTTATTACTAGTTGTACTATGAAACTTTCCAGACGTAGAAGATGTAGCAGAATAAAAAGTTGTAGTTGTACCATCTGATTTTGTTAAAACTAGTTTTGAATTATTTGCTATATTAGCATAATCTGTTACAGTAACTGTACAATTACCAAAAGTACCTCCTGGTATATGTCTATGCCAAGCTACAACATCTTGTTCTCTCTCATAGGTCATACACCTTAAACCACCATCTTCTAACAAAGTCCACACTAAATTATTAGGAGACCTTGCATAAGCAATACTTTTTATTGTAGAGCCTGATACAATATGCTCACCTATTAATGATAGGTCTGGTGTTACAAAACCGTCAATGTCATATTTATAAGCTAGCTCTCTAATTCTTAATTTATTTCTATCTGTAAAAAGTGTAGCACGGCCAGCAGTTATTGGTATTTGAGCTGCTACACCATCTGATGTTTCTCTATTTACTGTTACGTTTGTAGGCGTTAGTGCTAAGTTATCAGATCCTGATGACATAAGAAATGGTCCGTCTGATGTACCTAATTGTAATTGTCTTGCACCTTGCATCCAGCGTATCGCATTTACTTGACTTGTTGCTAGTGTAAATACTAAGGCTGAGTCATCGGTAACTGCACCGTCAGTAGCTGTAGGTGCAAAGTTTTCAAAGTCTCCTGACTTACTACTAAATACTGTGTTTGGTTGATCTGTAGTATTAGCAAAGAATAATCGATCTTGATAGAATGTAACACATGTTGGCCAACCTGTAGTATCTGACCAAGCACCTAGTCTCCAATCAGTTGTACTACCTGTACCACCAAAATCACTTAAAATAGTGACTGTAACCACGGTCGCTGAAGTATATCCAGTAACCTTAGCATAACCCCAAGTACTGCTGTGTTTTAACCTAATTAATCTTCCTACATCCGTACTAGCAAAAGTACTACCACTTGCTGTAATTGTTCTACTTGAACCTGATGAATGACTAGGAGTCATAGTTGTAGCAGATGTATTTTGGTCAAGATATGGTCCGTCTGTTTGATCGAACTCAGCTACAGTCCAAGTAGTATGTCCTGTTCTTGTTACTTTTCTAGGTTTAAATTCAGGGTGAGTTACATATAAAATATCTGCTGATTGTGTAAATGATAGTCCATCTAAATACTCTTCGCCCCAAGGGCTTGATATTTCATACGCTGAACCAGAGTCTAAAATTTGTCCTTCATTACGGTAGAACCTTATATAATCATTACCAAACTCTAATATATAAGCTTGTGTAGTACTAAATACAAATGGAATAAGTCTCTTAGTGTTTGCGCTGTCTTTACATTCAGCTACAAACCGTGTACCCGATCTTTTGACAATTCCACCGTGAGGAAAACAAATAAAGTTTTTAAGGGTTTTACAGCTAGCGCCATACTTTTGCAGGTCTACACGACCATGCATTTTAGGAGTAATTTCTCCTCCTGTGAAGTTAGTTTGTATCGGCGTAACTTTTGCCACTCTAACTCCTTGGCGGTGTTTCTATATTAGGACGTAATAAACCACCTCTTGAATCTATCCAGTAATCTGCATCGACTACATCTTGACAGTTTTCTTGAGCATCAACGTATCTAGCTTCTTTAAGTTTCATTTCATACATTTGCCACATTTGGTCCATTGCTGTAGAACTTTGTAGTAGTGGTTGAGCTAATTCAGCCGCTAACCTAGCAGCAAGTGCGTCAATCAATAGTGTATCATACTTAGTTACATCAGTAACTAGGGCTAGATATTGTACGTTAAGTGTATCTCCGTCATATAGAATAAAATCGTTTTCGATCTGATAGTTATCCGTAGCATTTTCTAATTGTATAAGTCTTAAAAAGTCTGCTGGTAATTGAAATCTGTTATCATAACCATAAGCTGGTGATGATGAGTCTTTTGATAATGCTACTCTTTTTGTTAAGCAGTTCCAAGGATGTGCCCTAAAAACTGCGGCTCTTGTATCATCCCATAATACAGAAGCTGTAGAAGCTGCCTTATCTGAATCAGTTAAAGCAGTAATTGTATTAACACCTAACAAAGTTAAAGCTCTGTTTACGATATTAATGTCTGCTGATGCTGTTGCCATTTTACCTCCAAGCGGGGAGCCCGAAGGCTCCCCTATTTATATTAATCTATAACATAGATTAGATAACCTACAAGGTCATCACCTGATGCGATTGCAGTATCTTGTGATGTTGCTCTAATCACAACACCGTCTTTACTGTCAAACGTATAAGTACCGCCAGTAGCTTTAAGGCCAGCTAGCGCTCCTTCTAATGTGAAGTACCCAACAGTATCAACAGATAAACCGTCAATTAAACCGTCAGGGTCTGCAGTTACTGCAGTTCCATCCGCATTAGTATAAGCATCAAAACCAAGGTCTAATGTAGCTGAACTTGTAGTCCAATTACAATATACTCTTGATAGAGAAGTCAAGACACGCACACGTCCAGCTGGTAGCTTACCTAAAGCTACACTAGAAGTTGCGTCTCCAGCACCGTCTTGGTCATGAGTAAAGAACATAATTCTTAATCTCCCATGCATTTCATCCGGTCTTGCTTGAGTAGTAATAGGATCTGCAGTGCTATTAGTATACTCTGTTGATTTCTGAGTTGTTACAGCCATTGTCTACCTCCTATTCTGCACATTTAATTTCAAGTACTTTTTCTTCTTCCATACGGACTGTACCGAATGAAGCTGAACAGTAAACTTGAGTTGAATTACGTTTATCGCGTCTAGGACCGATGTCTACATTTATATCTGCACCTACTGCAAGCAATAGTCCAGATTTTGAGTAGCAAATAACTCTTCTATAAGAGCTAGCATCTGTTTCGACGAGCTCAGTTCTAATGAACTCAAAGCCCATGAACGAATTAACGTCACCTTGTACCAAAGCTTTAATAGAGTTGAAATCAGCACTAGTTACTTCAGTTGTTTGTAGCAAGTCATTAATTTGTTTTGCTGTACAAATGATGTAACGAGGATCTGATGGATCTGTTTCGTTTTGGTCTAATATTTGTTTTGCTCTTCTAAGTTTACCAATAGTTAAACCAGAGTTTGTAGCACCGCCACTTTCAACATAGTTCACAGCAATTTGTTGTGAAGCTGGGAAAGTAACAGATGTAGCTCCAGTTTTACCAGTGTAAACTGTTCCAAAAGCACCTGCGATTATAATCTCATCCATTTTTCTACCTAATGCAAAACCTGCGTTTTGAGCATATGGAGAAGTTGGATCGATTAACAATCTGATTCGGTCGGTTCTATCAATCAATTCCGCCCAATCAAAGTCACGTAGTGAGACACGTCTTCTATCGTGTGGTACTGTGATAAGTGGAGTATCTTGATGGCGACCAGTCACTTCTTGCGCGTTAGTAGCACCTATTCTGTCGTAAAACTCGTACTCAGCGTTCTGAGACTCGACTCTTACGAATGGACGTAGGCGCGAACCTTTTTGTTGCAAGAGGTGTTCAACATTCGCTTTGTACTGTTGCACAAAAGCGGTAGTAATTTGAACTGACATAATTGTCCTCCTTCAAAAGTTAAACTTATCGCAATGGTTGCCCTTTCGGACCACTACTACCCTATACCTGGGTCTCGGTTACGGACTCTGTGAGCTACCCGTTAATCCGGATTATATCCTGTATTTATCTAAGTTGACACCTCTGTATCAGGATAAGCATACTCAAATAAACGACCAAACTTCTTAACGGCTTCTTTATGCCCGTCAGTCTCTTTATTATTATATTGCTCCATGAAATTAGGGTCCCTTTGTAAACGTGCAATTTCCGCTCTAGCAGAGTCCGGCGTCATCTCAAAAGATTGAGGTTTGCCAGGTTCTGCTCCAGCTTCAGCCATCATCTGGCCTACTTTTGCAAACATTTTAACAAACATAGGATTGTTTCCTTGACCAGTATTGTCTAGCCATGTTAAAAAATCGTCACCTCCAAGTTCTCTAGCAGCACGTTGAGAAAGGTCTACTTGCTCATCAAATGCTTTACCTAGATCAGTTTTTAGTGTTTTATACCATTCTGCTTTTTGATTTTCATCAGCATTTTTTTGGTTAGTAAATTGTTCAGACATATATTTCAAATAACCAGCATTTAAGTCATTGGCTTGTTTATTTGTTAAACCAGCTGAATGCATAATAGTTTTCATTTGTTTTTCCATGTCTTCATTATAGTCCATGCCTTCTGGAAGTTCAGCCTTACTAAACTCATACTCTTTAGGTCGTCCTAAACGATCATAAAAAGCACTCATTTCTTCAGGTGTTGCATTTTCAGTTGGTAAAGCTATTTTATCAGTACCTACCATTTTTTGGGCATGTATATAAGACTTTGCTAGTCCTCCTACATCTTTAATATCAGCGAGACTCGGATCGGTTTTAACATCATCTGGTAATGCATTTTTCCAATCAACCGAGCTCCCCGTATCGACTGATGACTCTACAGCTGTTTCTGTAGCAGCTTCAGCGGACCCTGTTGCCTCTTCACTCATAATTTTCTCCTGCGACTAATCGCAATATTTCCTTCGGATCTCGTTCAATGAACTTCAGGATTTGTAGTACAATACTTCTTTGTCCTTCTTTAAAAGATGTACTGTGTGGGTCACCTGGAGTAAAGGATGTTACATCTAAGAAACATACCTTACTTAGGTGTTCTAGCACGCGCTCACCGTCTTTGGTGTTGAACACGGCGCGATAAGAATCGTGTAATTCGTTTAGTTTAGGTTTCCTCGCCACCTAGTAGTCCTGCCGCATTGGCATCTTTAGCAGCTCCAGCAAGTTGCTGTGCTTGTTCTGCTTGTGCCATAGCTTCTTGTTGTTGCTGTCTTTGTTCTCTCATCATAGCAACACTTTCATCATCTAACAAAGTTTCGATAGGTGCGTCAAGCGTACCATGCGCCCATTTGAATGCACCATCAGCATCTAAGTTATCAAATATTTCAGGTTTAACTTGTGCCAACGGTATCATCTGTTCTAAGAACCTGCTAAAATTAAAGATCTGCTGAGCTTTTTGAGCACGAGCTACAGGAGATACATATTCTACTTTTAGCGCCTGACCTTGTATTTCAGGTGGTGCTGCTGGAATAGCATTTCTTCTAGCCATGATAGCAAATACTCTATCAATTAAAGGTCCTAAGAATTCTGTTTGTAGACGACCAACCATCGGTCCTAACAACCTCATTTTCTCTTCTTGACGTTGTAATACTTCTGTTGCGGTCATTTGTGGACCGTCTTGTCTCATTTGTAACCAATCAACATGGAAAGTCTTAAGTATATGTTCACGTCTAGTTTCTATAAAGTCTAAACCAATATCTGGCCTTACTGCATTAGCAATAGGCTCAATCTTATCTTGTGTACCAGAACGATAATAGTTTAAACCACCTGGAACTGTTCTAAGTGGTAACATAAAACCGTCATCAGGAACTAAAAGGGGTGGATCAGTTGCTTTTTGAGCTGCCCTAATAACGGTTTTAGTCATCTCATTTACCATGCGAATATCTGGTAAACAAGTCATTGCTGGAGACCTTCCGTATATTTCTCCAGCGGTTTTGGACCAGCGAGGGACCATATAAGGAAATTCATTAAATCCTGATTCAGCTAATAATATCTTTTCTTCAACTAGTACATAACAGCTACTAAATGGTAATTCAGTTGCACTCTTTAAACCAGGACCATAAGAGTCTCTAGGTTCGACTGCATGTATGCATGTAAATTCTTGGTGTGGTTGTTTGTATGAATTCTCTATAAATTTTTGTGGTAGTTTATCTGCATATAATTGTACTAGTTGTCTTGCTGTATGTTTGTACTTACGATATAGTGTATCTACCTTATGTTCTGAATCTTCAGCAATAAAACACTCTGCTAAGTGGTACGTTCTAAAGTTTACAGGACCGCCGGCTTTATCTTCAACGTACATAACTGCTGTACCGTACGAACCAAGGTCTAAGTATAATTCATGAACTGCTGTAGTAAAGTTACCACCAGCTGCATTGAATACATCATCAAATAATGTTTCAGTTGTACCTTGTAACCAGTTTCTTACTGAATGTGGTAAGACATCATCCATAGCTGGAATTTGTAAACTAAACCAATTCTCAGAACTTGATGTAAGAAAGCCATGTAAACCAGAAGCTAACTGTTCATTTGCTAAAGGTGCTGTAGAGTCAAACACTAAATCATAACGTGTACGATCTCCTTTACCTCGTTCAATAGAAAAGTCACCACGTCTTGGATTGACAAAGTTAGTACAATCCTGCCAGAGTGGCTCCCAGGTTGAACGCATCGATTCTAATTGACCCATACGCTTAATAATATGGTCTACTTTTTTTTCCATTAGGTCTCAGTATAACTTCCCATTAATTTCTTTTTCTGGATATTTTCCATACCTACTAAACCTTGAGCTTTACCAGCAGTCATTAAAGTAGATTGTCTACCTCTTGCTTTACGCTCAATAGCTGCATAATCTGCAACTGGCTTTTGCACTTCCGCCTTTTTAGGTGGAGGAGCTGGAGGTGGTGGTGGTGGTGGAGTATAACCTCCTCCGCCGCCGCACATTAAAGCACCTTCCTAAAGGTATTACCTGAAACTTCATATCCTAAATGTGTATACAATTTCTTGGTCCTCTCAATTTCAATACCGGTACTAGTAGCCGGCCTTACCTCTTTTGCGTTTTTTCTTTTTGCCCATTTTTCAAACTCCTTAAACATTCTTACGGATGCCATGGCTCCCCTTTTAGACTTATCAACATATACCAATAAATCGGATGCCATAAGGTCATTACCAAAATAATACTCTGTTATTAGGCCAACGAACATACCTAATATACAATTATTTTCATCTTCTGCTACACAAGCAAAGTAACGATCTTCACCATTGACTACGTGCCAGCCTAAATTTTTAAGCTTTTCCTTATCAAAGTCTAGGTCTCTAAAGTTAGACTCTGCATGCATTTTCTCTCCCAAAGCAATCATTTGAGGTACGTCCGTAGGTATAAATTCTCTTATCCTAATATCTGATACTCCTGGTCTGCTTGTCTAGGTAGCTTCTTCATCTTACTATTCTGTCTATCTCTAATAGCTAGGGCCAGATACCTCATAGCATCGGCCGGGTGAGAAGACCAATCGTGCAAGGGTCTATCCTTAAAGCACTTATTCTTCTCGTCAAAATCTTTACGGTACTGTCTTAAAGCTTCTACAAGGTGAGCACATTTGTCCTCGTCAAAGTAACACCTAGGTAATATGGTTCTTACGGCTTCAATCCCGTCTTCAATTCTAAGGTTAGGAATGACACGGAACTTGATTCCTAAATCTCGGGCAGATTCTAAACGAGACCTCCCAGTTGACATCTCCCTAACTTTTATATCGTGCGGTGCTATATGTTCCCCATAAACGTAGTCCTTTTCTCTCAATGTCTTAATATAGTGAGCTAGGCCTTCCCCTTGATTTTCATAGTAATCGATAAGCCTGATCTCAGAACCGACAGTTTGATAAAAGATAATACTAGTAGAATCTCCCATACCTAAGTCCCAGGCGGTATGCACGTCCAATAGCGGATCGTACGGTACCTTAACAATTCGCTTATCGGCCAGAGCTTTTGCCATTGGGTTACCATAGTACGACCCGACTAAAGGAGCGTCGAATGAGCAATAGAACTCTTGCTGGATCATCTCCTCAGGCATTCCAGCGTCGCGTTCATCGTCAATTGCCTCTTGGGTCACAGCCCGTGTATCGTCGATCGACAGACTCTGACTAAACCATTTCTCATTTTTACGTCCCATACTATACAGTTCATACCCGTGATTACGGCCCCTAGCTGTATAGATAAACACAGCCCAACCTTCATTTTCTGCAAGGATAGGTCTGATATAATCCCAGGCCCGTGGGTCTTGGACCGAGTACTCTGAAAAGATTACACCTACTGGATTGGCTCCGATCAGTCTGTCAACGTTATCTGTACCGACAACCTGATAGATTGAACCGTTCTTCAAGGTTAATCTCATTTCAGTATTATTTTTTGCTGCTACTAATTCTTCTGGAAAGTGGTCAATGAACTTACGACCGTCCCTGGTCATACCGTCCCAAGCTATTTTTCGTCCTTGGTTATAGGTAGGGAAGAGATGCCAGTATAGTCCTGGACGCTTTAACGCGCATACTGCACACCAGTTAATTGAACATAAATCCTTGCCAGCACGACGGTGCCATACTGCTACAGCCCGTTTGCCACCTTTCTCTAAGAACTTCCAAAGTGGAAGTTGATAGTCTCTTGGTTTCCAGTTATGTGGTATTCTGATCTTCAAAATCGTCTGAGAATTTGACAACCTCGATTGTCATCTCTCCTGTTGACACTTGGTTCACGTCGACAGCTTTACGCTTCGGCGCGACGTATTGTGCTAGCTCCTTTAAACATTGAAATTTTAACTCAGAACTATTGTTCGGGTCTTTAACAATCATTGCTAAACCTTCAATAGGGTCTACGCCAAGGTCGTCTAACCGATCTTGGATTTCCTGAGTCCTCTTGTTCTTTGACCCTGCTGGTCTACCAGCTCCAGGTCTTTTGCCACCATTTGCCATATGAGTATTTATAACACTTATTTCGGAATTTGTACAATTATTTTACGGATTTTGTCAGAAGTCAAAAAGATCCCCTCCCCAAATTCGCGGTTGGTAAGAGGATTAATAAAAATCCATAAAATGCCCCCCGGGGCCCTTTAGGTTAAAACATAAAAAATTAGGAGGATAGCATCATGGTTGAAGCGATACTTAATATGTTTGCAGTAATCGGTATGATTGTTGCAATCGCTACAGCTCTATTGTTTATTAACGATAGATATTAATCAATAACAAATAGGAGTACATCATGTGGAAGATAATAACTGACACTGGTTACGTAGTCCGAGTGCGTGAACGCTTGGCACTATACCAGATACAGTCTGTCTTACGTGATTGGAAAGTCTACATTGAGCGTATTGATGAAGACAAGAAGATCATGTTCGTACGACATTACATTTAATAGTACAAGTCCTCAGGGAAGAGGCCCATAGGTGAATAGCCGGGAGGAAGAAGAGATGGCGGATCCTAGAAATAAACTAAGACAGGCTCTTGAGCTTTTGCATGAGAGACAACCTGATTCTAAGTATACGGTTCGCATTCGTAAGCCTAAAGAACTTACTTATGATGAAGTATACAAAGTCTATGACCTAGTTAGAGATGTTATAGACGGTCGCTGGTAAGACAATACGTTCTTATCATCTAGAATTATAAACTTTGCTGGAAAGCAGGAGGTGGTATCATGATAAATGATATCAACGAGCTCATTCGTGAGCTTGTAGCTCTTGAAGAGGCTCTTACTTCGGTTAATCCCGAAGAGGAGAATGTTCTTGAGCAACTAAATAAGCTAGAGGAATAGGACCTAGTAATAGGACCTCTAGTATAACTTATCGACGGAGATAACACTATGAAACTGGCAATTTACGCTAAGTCTGGTGTTGGTTCGATCGAGATTGTTAGTGCTAGTACTCTCAGAGCTGCTGGTAGGTTGACTTTGGAGGAAACTCCTTATCAACTTATCAAGCTTTGGGAGACTATTGAGGCTGACGGAATGTCTGATAAGACTTTGTCTATCACTTCATTCTGGAAGTACCTTGATGAGCTTAACAAACGTCATGCTGATGGTGGTATAGACGGTTACTCTGATAAGTACCGTTTAGCACCTAAAGCTTGTCTTAAGTACTACTTTGACCTTAAAAAGTCAGAGGGTCCTAAAAGACAACGTTTGTTTGGTGGTATACACTACAAACTTGATCTAGCTAACCCTAGCAAGTAAGGATGATAAACCGGGACATGGACGTCCCACCAACAAAAGGAGATGACTATGGCGAAAGTAGTTATTACTTTTAAGAGTACTTGTACCTTAGAAGTACCTGATAGCGCTGAGTCTCTACGTAAGTTGGGTGATGCGACTATCTTAGATATATGTGAAGAGTACCACGATCTAAGTTGTCACATCGCTGAGGAAACTTATGCAGATGACATACAAATAGAAGACTAATACAATATTATGAGGTGATGCCTATGATTGTATAAGTGACAATTTGAACTTGAACTAAGAACCCCATATTGTGGTATCTGCTATAGGCAGGCAGAGAAGGGCGCGCTTTTAGCGGTCGGGAGTTGTCGGGCCAAGATAGCAGATTCAAGGACGTCCGCGATGTGTCAAATGCGACTGGTTTAAGGTTCCTTTATCGAAAATCGTCCGTCAAGACTCTATTAGAAATCGCGCGCGGTCCCGATTAAAACTGATTTTTAATCAATACGGATCTCCTAATATTAAATTAATTTAAAATAGGCTAAAATAGTAGTTTATTTTCGGATAAACTCTATATATAATAAAGATAATGGAATAGGATTATTTTTAGTCCTACCCATTAAAAAGAAAGAAGAAATAGGAGGACAATTATGGAAACATCTGTTAGTCTACCTACTTCCAAAGCGGTAACTAAACCGGCTGTTAAAAAAGTGGAAAAAGTATCAAAAGGTACTTCCTACACTTTTAAAAAGTTGGATAATCTTAGCGGTTATCCAAAACAAGCCTTAGTTATCATGGGTGCCTTAGAGAATGGTAAATCATACTCTTGGGCAGACCTAGAAAATATCGCTAAGAAATTAGCGGCTGATAAGAAACTTTTGGGTAAGAAATCTAAAGATAACCCAGAAGGTCTTATCAGGCAACCAGCGGAAAGAATCCTTGGATTTTACCGTAATTGGTTTCTAGGGTCAGACCCTCTTGGAAGAGGTTGTTTGGGTTGTTTAACTGCCAAAAACAGTTAAATAATAAATGGGATGACCCTATCATTAGTAGGGTCATCCTTAATTAATAATAGGAGTATATTATGGAAAAGTTATGGGAAACTAACCCAGGACTTCTCTATGGTAAATACAAGGATGAAAACGGCTTATCTGAGGAAGAGATAAACGATTTCGTCCAACAAGGTATTACTGTATGCTGCAATTCACAGATAACTATGGAAGAATGGTTTGATGTGGATTGTTTGGCAAAGGTAAGCGATTTGTTAATCGAAAGGTTACCAAAAGCAACGGCGGCGGAGGAAGATTACCGAAATAATTTTCTTAACGACCACGGGTACCTTGTGGTTAAATTAGCCATAGAGGATAAATTGGGTATAAAAATAGACTGGTAACAGGAGGATAATAATGACTAGACCGGTAGTTAAAATTACCGATCTGGTAGATGATGCGGAGGTGGCATTTTGGGAAGAAATATGTAGAAAATTCCCTGATGTCACCACTGGCGACTCAGATCCTTATATGTCTACAAAGTGGACAATAAGGAACGAGGAGATGGTTAAAAATTGGTGGTGGTGGAATGCTTCAGACCAATATGACCTAGAACTACCAGACGGAACTATAATGAAAGGAGAATAAAATCTGTTTATTCTCGGATAAACTGATTATATAATAATATAATAAGACAGGAGAAAGTATGACCATTTATATCTATAGAGTTGACGTCTCAGAAGACGCCAATCTCGGTGATTTATGTGGATTCATCCAAAAATATGATGGTAGCATGAAGGTTATCGCAGCTATTGGTCCTGGCGGTGGAAATCCATTCGTGGAGTTTCGCTTCAGGAAACCAATGCAACTGGAAGACCTCCGTGCATTTAATTTGGAAGATGAACCACATCATGGTGCCGATGAAATAATTAACAATTAGGAGGACAAATGAAAGTAACAGAAGAAGCCGATTTAGTATATCGGTGGAAGAGGTCTCATAACACCCTACTTATAATTAATAAGTTGGTTAGTGAGTTATTCTGGGACCGCCAACGTTTAACTGATGGTGGTAAAGAGGTTCTAGATAAAATAGGAAAATTATTAGATAACAATTAGGAGGACAAGTGTGAAAGCTGTTCAGAAAATACAACCGAAGATATGTTTATCTGAGGAAAAACTGGGCTTTGAGCATGAAGGTATTTGGATCATTGATCCAACAGTGTCTGAATGCTCTAGGTTTAGAGTTAACAACCCTTGTAAATACTATGGTATTACCAAGGAACAACTGGCGGAAATAATAGAATTTAACAAGCTGGAGGGCTAATGAAATATAAAATAGAAAAGAATATACCATTACCAAGCAATAAGAAAGGTAAATTATGGTCTAAATGGAGTTTTGTCCCGTCGTTAGATAATGGAGATAGCTTTGTTATCGATGAACGAGATAGAAATGGTTTTTACCAATTTTGCAGAAACAGGAAAATAAAAGTAGTTACCAGACTTAGTGATGGTAGTTCAAGAAAAGTTAGAATATGGGTATACCCACAAAAAGAAGAGAAATAACACCTCCGTCGGTGGGCCCCTATATAGTTGTCGTATCTCCTAAAGCGTTATTACTATATAGGGGTTTTTCTAAATTTTTTTTTCTAAATATGCTGTGCGGCTCAATAAATACAATATGCCAATAATGTCTATAAAAATCATATATATAGGGACCCCTACATTGTATTGGCATTTTGAAGCCAATAATAAATCTGTTTATT